TCTGTGTCGGGTTCAATATCTACATCTTTTTCTGCAACTCTTTCAATAGGAAGTGGTTCATTTTCTGAGATCTCTCCCCCCTGTAATCCCTTTTGAGCAGCATCTCTAATGTCTTTGTCTCGTACGAAACCAAATATCGCTGATTCAAAATCTTTTGTTAATTTGACAAATCCATTTATTCCTTTTGCAAATAATTCTTTTAAACCATTGCCAATTTCAGAAAAATCAAATCGATTTAACACTGCAAATAAATTACCTATGCCAGTCGCTATCCCTGTCAAAAATCCTGTGATTGTTTTTATAAACCCGCCCATTATCTCGACGACCTTTGTTATTAATTTAAATAACTTTTCAAATTGAGCTATAAATTTAGGAAGATTTGTTAATGCCCAACCTAATAATAACACTCCTAAAAAATCCAAAATTCTACCAAAAAATCCCCTTGTACTTTGTTGAAATAAATTTCCTTGTTTTTTAGCAACTCCTGTGACTGTTGTTGCCTCCAATTCATCCTCTCTTTGTTTTCTTAAGACATTTTCCCTTCTTTTATTGAAAAAATCATTATCTTTTTTAATTAATGTTCTCTTAAAATTATTATTATTCTGAGTAAGTAATAATATCTTGTTAGCATTTTTTCTTAAATTTCTTATACCATTAGATAACCCAGAAACTGAGTCTCGAATAACATTAATACTATTTGATGAATCTCTTAAAGAATTTCTTTGGTTTGAAATTGACATTATGCTACCCCTGTTTGAGATACTGCATATAATGTATGAGGATTACCAACATTAAATGCTATTTTTGGTACAGCATCTGGGGTTTTTCCTGGTGCATTAGAGACAGAAGATCCTCCCATACCACCACCCATAGGTAAAGTAATGAGTTCTGGTGTTTCATTCTCCCTTAAGTTAGATGCTATCTTATCATTATTTTTTGAGAGAGGAGTTATCATTCCAGATAGATCTGCTTCATTTTCTGGCACAAGTTCAAAATCATCAATAGTCAATTGTTTATTTGGATCATTTGGATCTCCATCTAAATCACCAACAAGTGCTTTAGGCAATTTAATACCAAAAAGATTTTTTAGAAGTTTTCCAAATTTATTTAATAAAAATTCACCAGCATATATACCTATCATTCCACCAACAAATGGGATCGGTATCAAAAATTGACCTAATGAAAATAAAGCAGTTGTTTTTGCAAGATCCACTGCTGCCTCTCCAACACCCATTCCACTCCCTAAATTTATTATAAAATCTAATATAAGACCTAGTGGTCCAAAACCTTTTAATATTTTTCCTAAACCTTTAGAAGCGAATTTTTTAAGTACGGCTTTTAAACCTTTCTTCGCAAATCTTTCACCTGCTTCACTAGTTACTTTAGCAGGAGGAAGAAAACCAAAAGGTTTTGAACCAGTTAATAATCGAGTTCCTTTTCTTAACTGGTTCATATTTCTTCCAAATCGCCTTCTAAAACCAGTAATCTGCCTTTGAAAAAATCCTTCTTTTTTAAAAGGTAAAGGATCACCTGAAAATCCTCCAGCTTTATTTACATCCGATTTAGCAAGATTTGTAAATGGATCATTTAATTCTTTTTTAAAATTCTGACTTCTTGCAAATTGCAATCTTAAATTTTTTATTTGCCTGTCAAATCTATTTTTTAATGCAAATCCAGTCAAACCAGCACCAGCAGTAGAACCAATAGCAGTACCAGTGGCAACAGCAGTTGCTCCCACACCAAATCCTATTCCAGCAGCTTTTATTGCAATTCCTTTTAAGAAAAGTGCAAATCCCCTTAATACTGTAGGTAGAGCACCACTAAGAGTAACTTTTGAAACAAATGCTACAAAATTACTTAGTGCCCCAAAAACACCTTTTAATCCAACATTAAATGTAGTTATTATTGCACCAATTCCAACTAAACCTGCTACAAATTTAAATTTTAATTTATTTAATTGTTCTGTATTTCCAGTGACTAAAGCATTAATTAGATCTATTCCTACATTTGTTAACCAACCACCTGCTAAAAGAAGAAAGAATTTTTGAAAATTGAATAATACATTTTGAGCTTTTGCACCAACTCTTCTTAAAGGACTAACTAAGGCAGTTTGTATCTTTTTCTCAAGTGCACTCTCCTTTCCCTCTCTTAATCCTTGCTCTGCGAGTATTCTCTCTCTATTTCTTTGTGCTGCCTCTCTTTGTCTGTCAATGGTGTCACTCAATGCTAAATTTTCGCTAATTCCAGTTAAAGAACCATTGACACCTGTTAATGTGTTTGATATTACTTCTAATTGCCTTGATACTGTTTTTAATTGTAACGATTGATTTGTTAACAAATTTGAGGTTACAGGATCTCCCTGCGGAGTTTGATCTTGTCTTCTAGGCACAAGCATACTCGAAGATATATTTCTCCTTACAGCTCTTATTCCTCCTGCTATTGGTGATCCAAACTCATCCATTACGTTCTTGTTGTGCCTTTAAGTTTTCCTCTTCTACATGTTGTTGTAGTAGTGAAACATATATTTCTCTCTCCCACGGTATCATGTTTTCAAGCTCCGTTAAACTATATTTATGGTGTTGCATCAAGGCAAAATTGAGTTTATAGTATGACACTAAATCTTCGTGTGCCATACTTACCCGAAAAAATTCTGCAGTCCCTCCAAAACTATTTCACTCTCTACTTTTGTATTTGGATTTTTGACTTTCACTTTATGTGATAGTTTAGGCATTGTATCAAAAAACTTTTCAATATGTTTAAATTGTGAAGAATTTAATTGTTCAATAAAATCAACTAATTCTTTTTTTGTACAATCTTCACTTGTCCAAGATTCTTCCTCAGAGTAAACTTGATCAACACAAGATGCAATTAATTCAAATGTGTCATCAACCTTTATATTATCACCAGAAAAATTAGATTTTATGAATTCATCAAGAGAAGGATATCTCATTCTTAATGTATAAGTATCATCTAATTTAATATCAGGTGTATGATCCTTTGATTTTTTGACCTTTATACTGTCAATATTAATTGACGTTGGCACCTGTGTTTTTCCATCATCTGGACAAGTAACCATTACTTCAATTTGTTCACCTACAGATTTACCTCTTACGTTAAGAAAAAGATACTCTATATCAAAAGTAGAAAGTTTTTCAATTTTTGTTCCTTTAGTCAAAATACAAGATGCTAATATACCTTTAACAGCGTTAGCAATTTGTTTTTGATCTTCAGATTCTAATGCAATAATTAAAATCTTCTCTTCTTTTACAAGAAATGGTCTATATTTAATTTTTCTACCAGATGAAGGTAGAACCAACTCATAAGTTGGAGTTGAAATGGTTGGTAAAGGCATGATATTCTAAGCACTTCAGTGCCATTATTTATAGTAGTTTTCTTAAACAACTCTTGTACCAATTTCCAACGCACCAGTTGGATTATTTCTAACAACATTTCCAAGGGTAGATAATTGTGTATTAGAGTTTAAATTATTACGATCATAACTATTTGGAAGTGCGGTACCAAATACGTTTGATTCTAATCCACCTTGCTTTACACCTACACCATCTCTTACGGGGTTTCCTCTACCAAATATTTCATTAAATGCATTTCGCAAATCTCTTGCTAATGAACCTGATTCACCACAAATATATCGATCAAAACTAAATGCAGCAGATGCCTTTAATACTTGTGAACCTTGATATGACACTCTTACAGAATTAAGTGATAATGGAAATAGACCAATAAATCTATATTCTAAAAATCGACTGTAATCTCTCTCAAATTTAACAATCCTTGTTTCATTTGACTTATATGATGAGGGATAATTTAATTGAAAATAATGACTATTACTTGATGGATCAGATCCAGACGCACCTGTAATATACTCCATCCAATGTTCTATAAATTTCATTGATTTATATTCATTATCTACATAAAATTCTAACTGTATTTGAGTGAAATTTCTAGTATGTGCGAATCTCTCAATTACACCTTGAAAATCCCCACGAGTATCAACTGAAGCTAGTGCACTTCCTGGTAAAACAGCATCACTACACAATAATCCTGCGTCTTCTATTATAAATCTATCATTAACTCCCTTTCTTCTTAAAAAATTTCTAAGATCAGAAGGAGGCAAAGCAAATTTTACAAAGTAATGGGATGTTTGTGCAACATTTTGTATTTTTGGTAAAAACTCAGATATTTGTCTTGGTCTTGGTGCTGGCACTCTAAATAAAATTACATAACATATGTATTTAGATGTCTTATAAGGGAAAATACTATCCCTCTTATCCTAGAAAATATAAAGGTGATCCAACAAATATCATCTATAGATCATTATGGGAGAGAAAGTTTATGGTCTATTG